TTGCTGTTCTTGTTGTCTTTGTTGCTGTTCTTGTTGTCTTTGTTGCTGTTCTTGTTGTCTTTGTTCTTCTTGTCTTTGCTGTTCTTGTTCTCTTCGTTGCTGTTCCGCAATGCCAACAGCGCCAATAGCAGGATTATAAGTATATTCTTGATTAATTCTATTTATACTTTTATCACCTGTCGAATAACTTGGAGATGGTTCTGAGAAATAAAACCAATATACAATACCCGCGATAATAGATACTAAAATAAATACACCAATGCCAATTAAAACCCATTTAAATTTTTTCATAACACTTTCTTCTTCTTTATCCTCTTCTTTATCATCTTCTTTATCTGTTTTATCTTCAGAATCATCATCATCAGGTGGTTCTATACCTAATATATCTCTATCTTGATCTTCTCTTTCTTGTTTTAATTCATTTAATCGATTAGCAGTATCATCATCCTCATCTGAGAATTTTTCCTTATTTTGTAATTTACTAACTAATGTTGTAGCAATATCTTTTTCATATGGCAAAGACATAGAAGTTTTAGGCAAGGATGTAGTTATAGAAGTACTCTGTAATTTTTCAACTAATTTATTAACTAACCCCTTTATTTCATCTTTTTCGTCATATGAAGACATTTATTAAATATTACTACTCTATATTAATATTAATAAAAATAATATGTTTTTCTTTACAATTTATTAGATGTACAGGTATTAATGGAATTATTAAAACCTATTATTGTAAAAAGATGGATATCTGAAACAAAATATAAAACATATGTTTTTGATACTAATAAAGATAATAAATATAATTCTAGTTATACAATTATATCTGAATATATATTTCAAGATAATAGTTGCAATGAAGCTTTAAGTAAAATAGCTTATTTTATAATGGAAAAAGAAAAGGATCTGCGATATCCTTATTATTTTTGGGATACTGATAATTTACTATACGATATTAAAGATATTAAATGGTCTGGTTATAATATTAATCCTTTTAAATCAAAAGATAGAAGTTCCGAAACCTTAAAAGAGCCGATCACAATATCAAATAATAACGGTTTATTTAAAAGAGATAATATTAATTTAGTATTTTACAATGATTTCAGTTATGATATTAAATATTATTTTGATAGATCAGTAAAACAATCAGAATTTACAAAAAAAGTCAAGGATTTAATTAAAAGCGAAGAATCTTTGGTAATGCTATATAAAAGTATAACCAAATACGCAAAAATAACATTAGAAGAATATAATGATATTAGTTTTAATAGTGCAATAAATATTGATTCGTTATTAACTCTATTTGATAATCTTGAAACAAATAGTAAAATACAAATTATCCAGTTAGTTAATCATATTAATAATGCTGTTTACAAATTATATAAAGATCATACTTTTCCAAATGAAAGAGAATTAGGGTATATTTTCAATATTGGCAATGTAAAAGATGAAGTATTGAATATATATTATAATGGGAAAAACTCAAAATTATCTATATATGAAAATAATGCTTTAATAACTTTTAAATATCCTGTAGATAATGGTAACAAGCTAAAAAGTATAATAGATGACAAAAATGAATTAGTTTCATATATTAGTAATTATATTTCCAAAGATAGTATTAATTTTGTTGAAGATGATATTAATTTAAGATTAAAAATAGTAGTAGATAATGTCGAATATCCAGCTTTAATCAAAAAAATTGGCTCTTTTGCTAATGTATTTGAAGCAATTATATTTAAAAGCGATAAAAATAAAAATAGTGGTTATTACTCTTATAAACGTGTTAATGATATTTTAAATGATAAATTTGATATAACTAAATATATAAAATCAAGATTAATTGTTGGAGTTACCGAAGAAGATATTACAAAAGAACTTATTATTTTTGGATTTACAAAAACAGAAGTCAGCAAATTAGTAAAACAAGAATTAGAAAGAATAGGAGATATTGATTTCAACAATTTAGATAAAAATCCTAATATAATTGAAGGAACATATATTGTTGTGAAAAAAAGCGGCGGTGGATTCGAAATTGATATTAAAAATTGCAAATCATATTATGAATTAGATAATATTAAATTTTGGCTTACTAAAATAGTAGAACAAGCAAGAGTTGTTAGCAAAAAACAAGTTGTAATTAAAAAGGATAAAACTCCGCCTCCACCAAAGAAGAAATCTTCATCATCGTCTCAAGATGAAAATCAGGCAAAAGATGATATTGATTTTGATGATTTTTCACAATTTAAGGGTGGTGTAAAAAATAATGAAAATAAAAATTATTTAATAAATCGATTGCGTAATGCAGATAAAGAATTATATCAAGATAATAATAAATCTCGTAAATGTCAAAAAGAGCATCAGCCTGTAGTATTATCCTATGAAGAATTTGATGAAATTAAAGAAAAAGGTTATGATAAATATTTTGATAATGTTATTGAATATGGTAGTAAACCCGAAATAAAAAATTATTACACTTGCCCAAGACTTTGGTGTCCAATAAGCAAAATTCCACTTGATGATAAAATTGAAAATCCCAAATGTCCCGGTGATAATGAAGAGCCTATGAAATTAAATGAAGAAATGAAAAATGCTAATAAGCCGAGATATGCATATTTAATGAAAAATATAAATTTACCATGCTGTGGTAAAAAAAAGCCAAAAGAAGATATTGTTAAACATGTGGTTTCTGATAAAAAAGTATCTGATACTAAGGAAGTTGAAGATATTGAAATTAAGGAAATAAAAGAAGATGATAAAAATTACATCATGAATAAAATACCTCTACCATATAAAGGGCGTTATGGTGATATTGCTAAAGAATTCTATAATATTTTAAAACCAGATAGTTATGGTGAATATATCAAATTTTGTTCTTCCCCAAGTAATATTAATAAAAAAGAATGTATATTAAGAAAAAGCATAATTGATATCAAAAATATACCAAATAGATATGATAATATTATTAACGTTGTAGCTTATTTGTTAAATAAAACTAAAAAAGAATTCATTGATGACGTTGTCAATAAATTAGATATAATAACATATTTATCACTTGATAATGGTAATGTATGTAAAGACTTTGTAGATCTTGAGCCAGTAATAGCAGAAGATAATATTGAATTATATAAAGAATTAATAAAATATATTAAAAGATTTAAATCAGTTAATATAGATTTACCTGATATTAGTGATAATACAAAGGAAGCTAATAGTAAAAAGTCAAGATTACTATATATTTATAAATCATATTTGAAATTTATTAAATATTTATCAGCAGATAACTTTCCTTATGATAAAACAGTTAAATACTTGCATTCTTTAGTTGCTATTTTATATAAAAGACTTATTGTATTATGGGAAATCGAAAGAATTGACGGAAATATTCAAATTAATATAATATGTCCTTATTATGCGCGTTTTGTTGATTTACAAGCATATTTGGATAAAAGTCAAAAATTTATTATGATAGTAAAGGAAAATAATTATTATGAACCAATTGTTTCTAAATCTATTCATAATAAATTAGATAAAAAGAATTTCAATTTAGATGAATATCCATATGTAAAAGACATCTTAATCAATTGTACTGATAAAAATAAATTTACTAATTACGATATTAATATATTTACTAAAAAAGAAAATATTAATTCACTTAATAAACTGTTAAAAGAAGAGAGTGAATTATTTGTATTTGAATCTATAATTATTAATACTGATTATACAATTGATAAAATTATTTTGAAAAATAATATTATTCTAAAATTTAATCAACAATCAATAATTATTTTGCCATTACTAATGAACGAATTTAATATTAAAAATGTGATATTTTATGATGATATCGTAGAAAAAGAGTTTCAAATAAAATTGGTAAAAGATGTTTATGAAAAATTTAAAAAAGGGTTTGAAAAAATCAAGGCTATTGGATTTAATTTAGAAATTGGAGATACTGTTTTAGATACTAAAGAACTCATGAGAAATAAACTTAAAATTGCAAAAGAAAAATACGAAACCGTTAGTGCAGATTCAATATTACCATTTGATAATAAATATAATTATTATAGTAATTATGATAAAAATAGTAAAAATGAGAAATACATTGCAAAAATAAGATTACATATCAAGAAAAAACTATTAAATGCTAAATTTACAGATGAATATTATAAAAAGCTATCAACGAAATCGAGAAAAAAAATTATAAAAACATTATTTGAAGAGGTAAAAGAGTCATCTATAGTTAGTAAGCAAAAAGATTTGCAAATAATATTAGAAGAAATACCTATATCATCAAGAGAACATATCAAAAAGTGGTACAAAAAATCTTTAACGTTTACAAAATATGATTACATAAATGAATTGTCTAATAAAATTAAGGACAATGGTAATGAAATAATCTTTACACAATATGCTATCGCAGATAAAATTCCCAAAAATATTATAAATTATCATGATGCGATACCGAATAGTATGAGTGGAGTAGAAGAATCTATGGAAAATTATAAATTATCGAGCAAAATAGAAAAAACCAGTTTAGTAATACCTACCATATTTAAAGGTGACGAAACAGTCCTTAATAGCAAATGGACTAAATATAAAAAGAAAATTTGGTTTAAATTAAGATTTATCAAAAATAATTATAGTAATTTATATATTGAAGAATTATTTGAATATTTACTGAAAAAATATGATATTAATATGATATCATATCAATATGTAATAGATGAAACTAATAAATATTATAGAGATTTATTTGATAAAGATAATTTAGATAAATATAAGAATAAAAAAATCAAAAGATTATTTAAAGATCCGCATTTTTACTTACAATATGTTAAAGAAATGAATAGTATAAATAAAACAAAAAAATCTTTTAAAACCCTTAGGATTTTCATGGAAACATATTTTGATAAAAGTACATATGATGCAAAAAATACTATATTAAACAATATTATTACAAAGAAACTATTGAGTTTTCCAAGTGATGTTAATATTTATTATATAGCTAAAATGCTAAATATAACTATATTAATTATCCATAATAGATCCGAGTATGGCAAAGGTGTTAATCTTCAAAAAAGAGCTGGTGAAAAAGATCTAAATATTACAACATCAATATTTAAAGCTGATAAAAATATTGAAATAAGACCACTTATAATGTTATATAGAAAGGTAGAAAAAACACATATTAGTTATTATGTAATTAAAAATACTGAATTTACAGATTACTTTTATATTGAATTACAAGATGCTCCCGATGATATTAAAAATAAAATATTAGATAGTAAATTAAGTGGTTATGATGTTTCATCATCTACTTCAACATCATCTATATAATTTTAACTTTTTGCTCAGGCATTTTATAGCACTTTTCTTCTTTTTGTTGTAAATTGAATTGAATATTTAAATCACTTTCAACGCAACTATTTATAATATCAGATTCGTCTTCTTCTTCTATATCATCAAGTTCTTGGCTGACATCAGCCACGTCCTTAAGCAATTCCAACATATGTTCTTCATCAATCATAATACGGCTATCACCAGTTCCACAAGGTGGTTGTTGTCCAAGCATAACATTTGCAGATACACCATTTACTTTATCATATTCGGCAAATATGCTTGCATTAATAAGCATATCAGTTGTTTCTTCAAAAGATGATTTAGCTAACGGTCCAATATCCCCTCTATTAATACCATGTCTATCAATTGACATTAGCTGTCCCTTATAAGTCATTGTATCAATAAGTAGCGACATATGTCTATAATTCATTGATCCCTCACTTGTAACTGCGACTAATTCTTTATATAGTGCATTACGTGCAGCTTCAATACCAAGTGTATCATAAATTTCGCGAATATCATTGGAAATAGTTCGCGATGAATCGATATTTTGATTAGCCAATATATCCATTAAATTTGTGCCATCAGTATCGAGAACCCATTCAACAATGTTATCAAATTTATTATTTTCATCATTATACTTAGTATATTTCTTTTTATTGAGAGATACTTTTTTGATACCTTTGTATCCTTTAAGAATAATTTGATGTACGATATTGTGCTCGATTGCTTTAATTGTTGCAATTTCGTCTTTTTGATCAATATCTTTTAATGCAATTTCAGTTAGTTTAATTCTGAATACACATTCTTCAGCATTATCATCACTATATACACAATCAATATATTTATCATAAGCAACGTTTAATTTTGTATATATATCGATCATTTTAAGACCAAACAAATTCATTTTTGATTTATTGAAAACGAATCTCAATACCCAAGGTGAACTACTTTTTTCCTTACATGTATTACTGTTGATTTCTTCGAATTCTTTATAAACTTTCATGATACCTTGATCCTTTTCAATATTTGTATCATAATATTCACCATTATCCCAATAAATTTCACTATATTCGAGAATATCAGATAATTTAGTAATTTCAATTGAATTTTTGATATTCATTGCATGATTTTTAGTAATATCAATACGCGTATCAGTAACTTCACCATCCTCATTCATATCAGGATTAACAATACTGGCTACATCTTGTTTCATATAAATAATAAGTGTAGGTGTTTTGGTTTTTTTAGTAGCGGATAAAATTTCCTTGAGACGTGGTACACCAGATGTAGCTTTAACTGCAGCTGCTGTACCTGATACGTGAAATGAATCTAAAGTCATTTGTGTACCCAATTCACCTATAGTTTGGGCTGCAACAATACCTACCATTTCTCCTGGCTGCGCCATGGCTTGCTTAAAATATTCGTAAATTTGCCCCACAATCCAATCAAATATTTCTTGTGTAAAGTGATAATGAAATATTAGTTTTTTTGGATTCAAATGAATTCTAATGAGAATATGAAAGAATCGCATACCTTGTTCATTATTTTTAATGTATAAGTCTTTCTTAATTTTATCAATAGTTTTTAGAATATAATCTGGTGTTAAATCTGTTTTAAAGGCATTAACTCCAATAGATTCTAATCTATTTTTAGCATTATTAACTATGCGATCAAACGGGATTGGATAATTAATAACTTTTTTCTTTTCATAATTAAATACATTTGATATTAGAAAGTGTTTATCATCAATTATTTCTTCAAAATGTTTAGTACACATTTCATATGTTTCCTTAGTAATGCTTTTGAATGCATCACCTGTCATATGAATAGCTGAATTATCAGAAGATTTTAGATGATATTCTCTATCAATTTCAAGAGTTTCTTTTTCAATTGTATTAACAACTTGTACTTCAATTTTGCACCCATCCATGCCATCTTCACCATATATATATTGAATAATGGATCCTACAGCTGTTCTAACAGTATTGTCATAATGAATTTTAGAATCTTCCATAGCTTTAACAAGACGACGTTGAATATATCCTGTTTCTGAAGTTTTTACAGCAGTATCAATTAGACCTTCGCGACCACCCATTGCATGGAAGAATACCTCTTGTGGTGATAGGCCCGAAATAAAGCTATTCTTAACAAATCCTCGTGCCTCGGGACCATCATCATATTTTGTAAAGTGTGGAAGAGTTCTGTTAGTAAATCCATAAGTAATACGTTTGCCATCTACATTTTGTTGCCCAACACATGCTATCATTTGAGCAACATTAGTTTCTTTACCTTTGGATCCAGATTTAACCATATTAATCATTCTATTTTTATTTTCATCAATTTGTGAAAGACCAATTTTTCCTACTTCACTTGTTGTTTCATTGAGAATACCTATAATTTCTCGTTCAATATACTCTTCATTATTAAAGATACTATTATTATCTATGGTGCCTCTGCGAATTTCATCAAGCTTATCATAAGCTTTTGTTTTCATTTCTTTAATTTTATTTTTGAGTTTTTCATCAGTTTCCTTATCAGTTACCAAATCGCTAATACCAACACTAAAACCAGCGGTTAATAGCCATCTACAAACAAGACGCTGTGTATTATCGAGAAATTTACGCACTTCAAATGGTCCGTAATCATGATATATTACAGGTATCATACCGGTAGTGATACCATGAAAGATTGTCTTATCTAAATTACCTTGCTCTAATTCACTATTATTAATAATAAATTTATCATTTTTCTTATTTTTTCTATTGATGTAAAGACCAGGTGGTAATATTTGAGAATAAGCTTCTTTGCCAGTATACATGTATTTTTTATCAGGTTTCTTTAAACTACCACCAAAATAACTGTTAACCATTTGAATATTAGCTAAAGTTTTATCTTGAATTTTAGTAATATCTTTGGTTAATCTAAATGAACCTAATAGCGTATCTTGAACAACTTCAATGATGGGTTTACCATCACGTGGAGCTAATATCATATACGGTACAGCTGCAATATCCATAAGCTCATTCATTGTTTGTACACTTTGGGGACAATGTAAATTCATTTCATCACCATCAAAGTCTGCATTATATGGAGGAGTATCTAAAACATTTAGGCGAAATGTTTGATATGGCATAATAACTACTTTGTGACACATCATAGACATTTTATGTAGAGAAGGTTGACGATTAAATAATACGAAATCGCCATCTTTTAAATGTCTGTGAACAATATCACCAATTTTTAAATCCGCGGCATTTTGTTCTAAGTTGCGCGAATATTTTAGATTAATAGTTGTATTATTTTTTTTAATATATTTTGCACCCGGCCAATTATCAGATCCATTCATTACTAATTCGCGCATTTTATCAATATTATATTGATTTACAGTTTCAGGAAATGTAATATTAATTGCAACTTTAATGGGAACACCAAGCTCGTCAATACTAATATATGGATCTGGTGTAATTACAGAACGCGCAGATTGATCTACACGTTTGCCATTTAAATTGCCTCTAATACGCCCTTCCTTTTTTTTCATGCGATCGGAAACAGATTTAAGTTTACGCCCATTTCTCTGCTGCGAAGGTGCAAGACCTGGAATTTGATTATTAATAAATGTGAAAATATGATATTGCAAAAGCATTGTAATATATCTAATTGTATCTTCAGATGCACCTTTATTAATTTTATCAATAATGCTATTATTAGTTTTAATAATATCACTTAGCTTATGAGTTAAGTCATCCTCCCGACGTTGACCATTTTCTTCAATAATACTTGGGCGAACAGCAGGAGGTGGAACGGGCAATACAGTACAAATCATCCATTCAGGACGATTCCATTTTGGATTAAATCCCATCATTTCCATTTCGCGTTCAGTAATTCGCTTAAATATTTTGAGGATGTCATCGGCAGTAAATTCTTGCATTACCTTATCCACCTCCTTTTTTTTATCCTTCCATTCTGCAATAATCTTCATTGCATTTTCTTTATGGAATTTAGTAGGTCTCAATGCACCACAACCTACTACACCATCGTCGCCACATGATCTAAGCTTAGTTGTTGTATTACACAACTTATAATAAGTATCCCACCTTTTTTGGTTATTTTTGATAGATAGAATTTTAGCCATATCATTTTTAAAGTCTTTATGTTGTGTATCGGGTGATATTAAGCACTTAGAACATTTGTAACAAACACAATTTAGTAATTTCTTAACAATATCAAAGAACATTGCATGAAACACAGGTTTCGCTAATACAATATGCCCAAAGTGACCTGGGCAAAATATATTTTTTTGCTCACAAGTGCAACAAATGCGATTATGTTCTAATACACCCATTCTTGAATCAAACAGACCTCCAACGATAGGTTCACTACCAGCATAAGTATCTGTTTTATTAACTTCAACAACGGAACGTTTGATAATTTCATCTGGACCTAATACACTAAATTGAATACCTTTAACCTCTTGGATTTCTACTTTTTGATCATTGTAAGATAGTTCTGGATAAATTGACATATCTCTTAATAATAGTAGTTAAAATAACTCGTCTTATGTTTAAATTATTTTAAAAAAAAATAATCAATTTTTTATTTTTTAGCAAATAAATTTATGAATTCTTCATAGAAAAACCATATCAACATAATAAATATAGATAGTATTATTGATAGTATTATTAAATAACCTTTTTTGCTATTTTTAAAAGGCACACCATCAAAAGGCATTGATAATAATGAAACTAAAAATGATGTAGGTAAGAAAATTGTAGCAACAATAGTTAATATTCTTGCAGTTCCCGAATCTAAATAGGCTATCCTTTGCATAGTACCATGTCTTGTATCTTCAAGTGCTTCTTTTAATTCGCTTATATTATTTCTAAATACTTTAATTCTATTTTTAAATAAATCATAATCATCATTTTCCTTATTTTCTATATTATAGTTGATTATAATAATTATTCTTGATACAATCATTATCATATCATTAATTAAATTTTGATAAGTTATTGTATAATATAATAATTTATCAATATATTCTACCATTTTGTAACTATTGAAAAAATCCAGAAAGGTAACATATTGCTTGATATTGTATAAAATTTCATTAATGCGTCTATAATCTTTTTCACACTTGTCAATAATTCTTACGAATAAATTTAATATTTTTTCACTTTTATTTATGAAATCTAATTTTTGAATATCATCAGTTATTATATATTTATTTTTTTCTAAATAAAAAACTAATTTATATATAAATAAATTATCAACAGTATCAACTAATATATTTGAATAATCTAATCCTTTGACATATCTTGTATTATTTCCTTTGATTTCCATTAATTCTTTAGTAAGCATTGGTAATGCTAAAGCAAAATAAAATTTTTTATCTTCAACGATTAATTTTTCATTTTTTGTTAAAATATCATTTATTTTTTGTTTATCTAAATTTTTAGATTTAATATCTTTATATGATATAATGTTCATATACTAAATCTATTAAATAGATAATAATTTAATTTGTAATCACCTTAATGTTTGCTTATATGCTAATAATAGTAAATTGCTTTCTCTTTTTAGCAGGTATTTCTAAATCGGTAATAGTAAATTGCTTTCTCTTTTTATGAGGTATTTCTAAATCGGTAATAGTAAATTGCTTTCTCTTTTTAGCAGGTATTTCTAAATCGGTAATAGTAAATTGCTTTCTCTTTTTAGCAGGTATTTCTAAATCGGTAATAGTAAATTGCCTTTTCTTTTTGGAGTACTCATATATAGTAAATAATTTGCTTGTAAATTGGTAGGATTGCATGGATGCAATTATATATATTTACATATATATAAGCAATTTTTATTATTTTTAGATAATATTTAGAAAAATAAATCGCTACTAGCAGGGCTCGAACCTGCGACCACTCGATTAACAGTCGAGTGCTCTAACCAACTGAGCTATAGCAGCTTATATATATATAATGCTTCTAATCTTTATATATTTTTATAATATATGAATAAGTATATATAATGAGTGAAAACGAATTCTCAATTTGTAATGATAATGATCTTTCAAAATAATAATGAATTATCAAAAAGACACAAAAATAAGAGAAATTATAGATATTAATATTACTAATATTAAAACATATGATAGTATTATAATGAAATATAATAATATATTATTGTGATGGAGAATATTTATTAACACTTTCAATATTTTTTTTATAAATTTCCTTTAGAGACTTATCGCTTGCATCTTTTAGTATATTTTCTTGTACCAGCCATTTTTTAGATAACAAGTTATATTTGTGATTTTCATTAAAAATAATTTTAACGCATATGTATAAAAATGCAACTATTATAAAACTTTTAATTACATTTTTAGTTGCCATAAACACAAGTGAAAACAACAATATTGTTTGAAATATTGAATTGTTAATAATTTTTTGTTGTGCAGGTGTAAGTTCAATCTTTAAATATCTACCACCAAATTGCACAAGAACTAAGAAAAATATTGATAATGGTTCAATTCCTTCAATGCCTTCCAACATTCTGTCTATATTATTACTATTCTTTAATATTTTAATTTTAATAAATCATTTTGATAAACTATATTATTTTCATTGTCGCTTTCTACGTATTTTTATAGGTTTTTTACTTACTTGCTTTTCAGAATTCATTTTATCGAGTTTAGTAGCAATAGTTTTTAACAATCCCCTTGTTGTATCATTTTGTTTTGTTAATTTATTTGCTATTTTATCAATATATTCCTTTGTTTCATCTAAATCATCATCAGAGTCAATATCTTCAAGTTTGTCAATTAATTCGCTTAATATTTCTTTATTATCATTTATTTTTTGCTTATTTTTTTCAGTTTTCTCTATTATTAAATCTCTTCGTATATTATCTCCTTTATTAAAAGCAGATTGATAAAATTTGATATCTGTTACTTTTTTTCCAATATTATCTATTTTACTATTTATAGCATATTGATTAGATTCGATATTATTTATTTTATCATTAATTGATATGGATGGTATTGGACCGCCTTGTTGTGGTGATAAGTCGTAATCTGGGTTCGCTTCTTCGTTATCACTATTCGCTTCTGAATTTTGCTGCGATGAAGTTGGTCGAGATGAAGTTGGTCGAGATGAAGTTGGTCCAGATGAATTTGGTCGAGATGAAGTTGGTCCTGATGAATTTGGTCGAGATGAAGTTGGTCCTGATGAATTTGGTCGAGATGAAGTTGGTCCTGATGAATTTGGTCGAGATGAAGTTGTAGTTGTTTCATCTTTAAAGTTTTCTATGCTACTATCATTATTAAAAATTTCACCTTCTGTAAATATAATTACATCTAATATTAATGCAATTATAGATAACATTAATAATAATCCAACAGTTAAATCCCATTGTAATGCATAAAAATTTATTATTATCAATAAAACAAATATCCATGGATTATCTATTATTTCCAGAATATTATCTGGATATTCGGCAGTAGGTCGTAATCCTAATATAATCAAATATGCGATCAAAAATCCTACTATAGCCCCTTTTAATATTATATTAAGATTATTGCTCTCTAATTCTTGATTATTCATATATCTTTCTTACAATTATATTATATAAATATTTTTATTGTGTTTTTCTTTCCTTTTTGTATAATAGAGAATATCTTAAAAGTAAGTATGAACTATTCAACATTACAAGAAGCTTTTAATATTGATGGATTTGAAAAAGTTAAAAAAAAGAGAAGAGAAAAAGTAGATATTCCTGATGCAAATTCACATAAAGGCCCCGCAAATATTGAAACAAGTAAATTATCTGCATCAAGTGAAAGTATATTAAATTATGAAGATTATGTTAAAAATGCGGGAAAATCTTGTTCTCCACTTCAAGCTCCAATGTATAATATACCTACGTCTGGTGTGTGTAAAGATGAATTCAAAAAAGCTATGAAAACTTATACTGAGGAAAATTTTAATTTACCTAAAGATATTGATATGTCCAATATGTCATCTAATAATAATGTTATGCCGTATTATGATGAAGATTTAGAACAATATTTCGATATTAATAATTTAAATGATGAAGTAAAATATAATCCAAATAATAAACTTTCTAATTATATGCCAAATAATAATAAGATAACATATACAAATAATAATACATCCGAATATACAAATAATAACACTATATTTAAAAATGGCAATAACTTATTAAATACTTCTGATTATAATTTAAGTCCCGATGAAAGAAAAAAAGCAAGTGATGCATTACAATATCTTAAAGCACTTGAATTTAAAATCGATAGTGATGAAAAAAAAGCATTTATGAATCAAATGAATTTGTCAAATAGTATTGGACGCGACGGCGTTGCACAACCCAATACAAATAATTCTGAAACTAAAAAATTACAAAGGGAAATTGAAGAACTTAAAAAGAGAGAGGTTATATTATCTAAAAGTATTGAAGAAAATAAAAAAGCGCAAAATAATATCAACCTGATAATCAATGTTTTTATTATACTATTTGTTGGTGGTGTAATTATATTATTATGTGATTATTTAGTAGAATTATCAATACAAATAGGTATGAAAAAAACAACTAATATATTAGAACCGTATATACATAATAAAATGTACCAAATGAATAACATGAATAACATGAATAACATGAATAACATGAATAACATGAATAACATGAATATGTCTGGGGGTATGAATATGCCTAATATACCCAATATGCAAAATTCTGTTATGCCATATAACTATAATCCTATACAAAATAGTCAAATATCTCAACCCCAAAGTGTTTAAGTATAATTTATTTTAGTTTAAATGATATATAAGATTATAATATAATAATCATTTAATAATGAGCGTAAATTTATATGATTTAATAAATAATACTATAATTGTCGGCGAAGAAACACAAAATAATTCTTCTAACTGGTGGAATCAATCAAGTAATGAAAAAACGCGTGTTATGCTTTGTGGTACTTATCCAATTGGAACCAGTAATGGATATTCAAAAGTAGTTTATTATATTGCAAAATATTTAGGAGAATATAAAGATATTGCATTAACAATATATGGATTCCAAAATATATCAAATACTAACGGAAAGCATATGAGAAATAATATACCATCTAATGTAGTTTTATATGATGCTTTAGCAAATGAAAATCCTAAAAGAAGTGGATTTGGTGAAAATGAAATAGGCAATTATATTAAAAACAATCCTCAAGATATAATAATTATATTCAATGATAATCTAATTACAACAGCACTTACTAATAATATTCTCAAAGAATGTGGTGAACAAAGAGATAAATTTAAGCTAATATCTTATATGGATCAGGTATATCCTTATCAAAAAAAGAGCTATATTGAATTTTTAAACAATAATTTTGATGCCATTATTGCTTTTACTCCATATTGGAAAGACATTGCGCGAAAATTGGGAATTAAAGAAAGTATACCAATTTATACATTTCCACATGGATTCGATACGTCAATATATTATCCCATACCCAAAGATATTGCACGAACATATTATAAATATGATAATAATGATTTTATGGTTTTAAATTTAAATCGTAATCAGCCCAGAAAATGCTGGGATCATACTATTATTGCTTGGGTAGAATTTGTTGAAATGCATTATAAAGTAAATGTTTTAAATAATAAAGATATATTGAGCAATGAACACACTACCAAACCGGTTAAATTAATAGTTGGAACAAATATTGACGCGTACTGGAATTTATGGGACGTATTAGAAAATGAAGTTAAATTTAGAGATTTGCCATTGGATTATGTTAAATCAACAATAGTAGAAGTAGCAATGCCACAACAATTATCTGATAAGGAAATTAACATACTATATAATTCTTGTGATATAGGTTGTAATAATTGCAATGGTGGTGGTTATGAATTAACGGTATTTGAATGTTTGGGATTAGGAAAGCCACAAGTTTCTTCCTTCGTCGGAGGTATTAGAGAATATCTCACCGAGGATAATTCAATTCCAATTGAATCAAAACTTTATTATTATTTAGATAATAAATCTAAAGGTATTGGTGGTAAAGCAGAAATCACAGATCCTCACGATTTCGCGTTAGGCTTTTGGAAGTATTTCAGTGATCCAGAGCTTGCTAAAAAACACGGGAGTTTAGGGCGTAAAAATATAATTACTAATTATCGATGGGAAACACTAATTGATTACTTTTATAATAATGTATTAGTTAACATAATTAAAAATTGATATATAAGAAATATTCAATAAATACTATATATAAATAATATAATGGCAATGTTTATTGATACTGAAACGATCGGGCTACCAATAGTTAAAAATTTAAATTTAAAATGGGGAGAATATCCTTATTTTAAACTATTAAATAGATATGATACAGCACGTATTGTACAATTATCATATATGATAACCGATGAAAAATTTAATGAAAAAGAAATGCATGATTGCATAATTAAAAAAGAGGATTTTAGCATTGATAATTCCGAGTTTCATGGAATTACTAATGAAATATCACTTGAAAATGGAATGAATTTTGATGAAGCTTTTGATATATTTTTTGAAAAATTAAAAACAGTAACTCATATTATTGCTCACAATATAAATTTTGATGTTAATGTGATTAAATCAGAGCTATTTAGGAGAGATAAAATCGATTTAATTGAAGAGCTTAATAAAAAAACATTATTGTGCACAATGAAACATTGTAAAAATATTCTTAAAATAGTAAATCAATATGGCAGATATAAAAATCCGTCATTAAAAGAAATATACCATTTCTGCTTTAATAAAGATATAGAAAATGCTCACAATTCTAAGTATGATGTAATTAATATGCATTCTGTTATAAAAAAAATGTACGATGATAATGTTCTTAATTATGAAATAGCATCATAAGTTTATATTAAAATTGCTATTTAATGGTTTTTTTATATTTTCATCTGCAAATTTATTTACAGGATCAGCTATATTTATCTGTGTGAATTCTTGTATATCATTTAAAATTTTGCCTAACTCTTTCAATAAATCTTGCTCTTCGGAATTACTTGACATTCTATATAGTAAATACAAATAATTTTTATTTTTGTATACTTATTTCTTTTAATATATCATAGTCTATAATTTCTTTATTCCTTTTACTAAATTTATTATCGTTATTAACTTTATTTGCTATTTTTGTAATTCTTTCTAATACATCATTATTTTTTTCTATTTCATCATCATTAATGTAATTGGATAATGATTTAATATAATTATTATACATCATGTCTTTAATATAGGTATCTACATATTCGCGATAATATCTTGTTTCATTTTTATCTGTAATGTATTTTAGTAATTCATTATTTTGAATATCTTCTTCTAATTTGTTAAGAGAATTACTAAAATCTTTTAGAATATCCTTCGTAAGTGAATTGTGTTTTCTACATTGTACTAAATCATTATTTTCTGTATTATTTGGTAAAGAATATGTAGATAATTGAAATTTTATTACCTCAAATTTTTTTTGATATTGTAATAGTAATGATAAGCGACCACTTATAATTTCTAATTTATTTTGATAATCGTTAAATTTAATATAACCTGTTATTACAGTTATCAATATACCAATAAAAATAGAAGTTATACTAATTATATAGGTAAGTACTTTTATTTTCTTGTTTTCCGTATTCTCAATAATTAATCTTACCGCTTCAATAAATGTTATTACGGAAGAAAATATTAAAATAAAAATTGAAGACCACCAATATTTATTATTTATACTATGATATGCTTTTCTTGCAATAATTATATTTTTTGTTTGCTCATCTAAACATTTCATTAATCTATTATCCAAAATTTTTTTTGATTTTTTAAGAGAATCTAATTCATCTTTTTTAATTATATCTACCTCTTCGCGCAATTTTAATAAAGAATCTTCCTCTTTTTTTTTATTTGCAATTATTTCTTGCAATTTTGTCATAGCGGTTTTAACTTTTCCCTCCAATATATGGACATCAATGACATTTTTTTTATCTTCGGTTGAGGATTTAGATAATACGAGTTGTGAAGATTTATTTTCATCACAAATATCCATTTCCATATTAGTATCAGAATGTATTTCAATTAATTCATCCATTATATATAAAAATAATATTAATTATTAATTAATTTTTACAAAATGATATTACTATAAATAGCAGTAATTTTAATTACATTGTTATCAACATCTAAAATATTATTTATTATAATATTATTATTATTTCTTTTAATAAATATTTTTTTATTTATGCAACTTACTAACTGCTGTTCAATATTAATATCATATTTATTATTCGAATTAATTATATTAAACGTATTCAATATACCATCATATGCTGCAACAAGTGATTTTTCGGAATAGGACTCAAAATTAAGAATTTTAATATAGTCACTTTTTTTATTAACAATAATTTCCTTTAGTTCATCAATCAACAAGGATATTTTCATTATATATTTAACAATTTATTTAATATAATACTATCATTTTTTTTCATTTACACATCTTCTTGTTTTGATTTTACATATTTTATTTAAAGCCGTACAATCTTGTTTACATGGTTTCAATATTTTAATATTATGAAGCATATTGTTATCATATCTGGCAATTTCCTTAATTTTATTACATCTCCCCGTAGAATTATTACAATGCTTCATAATAGACTTACAGTTTTGCTTACATTCCTTTTTATCTTTACAATTAGCCCTAATATATTCGCTTAATTTCATATAAACCATTTTGCCTTTTTGCTTGCATTTTATATATTCAGTATTATTTTTCTTATAAACATTTCTATAATTCCCACAAACTAATTTTTTATTTATTTTATTATATACCATTTCTATTTATTAATAGTGATATAAAAATTATATAATATATATAATAAAATGCTTAAACGAATTATATTACTATCATTGGCTTTAGTTGCAAATGCCTTTATGCCACTAAATACTATTGGCTATAATAAAATACAAAGAAATAAGCCACAAATTCAAGATTTATGTTCGCGATTTCAAGGTGAAATTAGCAGAAGAAATTTTATAGAATTAGCACCAGTTGCTACATTTTCAATTATGACAATAATGAGTAATCCTAAAAAAACAAATGCTTTATCTAAACGAGCTGTTGTATTTGGAGCATCTGGATATACAGGTGGTGATACAGTTCGCGCATTACTTGAAAAAGGATTTGACGTTGTTGCTGTAACACGTAGAAAAGTTAATATTGTTGACAGGGATAATGCTGGATTAAATACACTTGTAATTGATAATATAAAAGATAAAAATAAAATTATTTCTACAATTGCAGATGTTATAAATCCAGATACCTTGAAAAATATTATGAAAAATGCTGATTCTGTAATTTATTGTGCAGCATCTCGTCCTAAAGTAAAAATTACAGGAACACCTGGAACTAAAAGCTACGATGAAATGAAAAAAAATGAAGATGATGGAGTTGTTGCGGAACCGAGTTATAACGTTGAAGATATTGGTTTAGTAAATGTGGCCAAAGAAGCTATTAAATGCGGCGTTAAAAGATTAGTTGTTGTATCTTCAATTTGTGCAAAATGCCAAAAAGGCAAAGAAGAATATGGAGAAACTATAGATAGAGGGTTTTCGAGTTGCGAAAATTGTTTCAAAAAACAGGTCGGAGAGGAAAGAGTAAGATTATTATATGAAAATTTGCCAAGTGAAATGAGTTATACTATTGTTAGACCAGGTATGTTGTCTCCTGGTGAAAGAAGGGGTGTAGGAGAAATTGAGTTTAATCAAGGAGTATCAAAAAGTGGCATTATTTCCCGTATGGATTTAGCCGATATACTTGTTTCAGCGGCAGATACAAACAATGGAGCAAAAAAAACATTTGAAGTTTATTATAAAGATACGGCACAACCTGTAGACATGTTTAAATCTCTTAAAACTTGTAAAGAAATGGGTAAAAGTGTAAAAGAGTGTTTTTTTGGAGAAGATTATAAAGACGAAAACGAGCCTCTATCTATTGACAAAATGCTTAAGAATCCTGTCAAAGGAGTAATATTTCCATCAGGTAATGAAGTAAGCGGTAATGATTATAAAGTTATGCTAAATAAGCTAAGAAAAGATGAAAAAGAAGAATATGATATTAATCAGTTAAAATCTTACGATATAATGTAATAAATATATAAAAATAAATTATGTTAAATATAAAATGTTGAAAAACGCTATTTATTGTATGTTACTATTAGATATTGCTTATGGATTTATGCCAAATATGCAATTATATAATAATATAAAATCAAAACCAACTATTAAAATTAATAGAAGAAATTGTTTTAAATATATTCCAATTATTGCTTCACCACTTGTTTTAGCAAAAACCGTTTGTGCAGAAGAAAAAAGTATTGAAGAATTGCGCAAAGAAGCATATAATATTATTGAAATTATTGATGCACAAAAAGAAGCTTTCAATTTACCCAATATAAATGAATCTAATTCTGATGTAAATAATAAAGAGGGTTCAAGTGAAATTAAGGACATTAAAATCATTTTAAACAATGTTTTTAATAGCTTTAAAAATGAAAATGCTACTGTAGGAATTACAAATCTAAAAGAATACTGTGCACCATCTAATCCTATTAAGTCTCAAAAAGTAGAAAATTTAATTGAATCATTTAATAATACAAAATATGCTATTTTATTAGGTAAATTTTATAATTATAGCATTTTAACTTATAATTCTGATATTGACAGTGATACAAATACAACTTATTATAATGTTGATGTAAAAGTTGAAGCAGATTATAAAACAATGATTTACAATAGCGTACAATTTGATGATATGTATTATCCCGAGAGTAATCCAAATAATAACAAAATGTGTTATGTAATATATAGATGGATTTTTGAATCTATAGATGATAAATTTTATATTAATGGTTGTTATATGCTGCGCAAATAAAAATTGATTTTTTTTGTAACTTTTTATATAATCTATGAAAGATAAAGTATCGCTAACTGATTTTGATGTTTTAGCATTATCTTATATTACTTTTTACATGACTAATTTAGATGCTATTATTAATCTCTCGTTGACATGCAAAGAGTATTATTCTGAATTGCACAATTTATTAGATACGTCAAATGCATTATTACTAAAAACATTCAATATTTATAATAGATATAGTTATGATGCAATAATTAAAGAGAGTTATTACAAATTTAGCAATTTAAAATATTATTTTAATACACATGCTATCCCTTTGCCCGATAATGTCGATGAAATAACATATAATAAGGTTAAAAACACTGAACTAATTTATAATCATTTCTTTTACGAACATAATCAAAAATCAGATGATACAATTTATAAATTTCTACATAATTTATTTATAATGAAATATCGTATAAAAAAAATTAAAACCAATAATTTAGAAAATTTCTTTGATCTTAGAAAAAGTATTGATGTATATAATAATAAATATAAATATATTGTATATAACTCTGAATTAACAGAGTATAATCAATTAGATACTCCTTTATTTTGCGATGATGGCAAATATTCAAGTTGTATAGTTAATTGTAGATATAACTATATTATATCACATTTAGAACTATATGCATTAAATATATTTCTTCATAATAAATGTTACGAATCTGTAATAAATATATTAGATAGCTTAGAATTTAATTATTCGAGTACAATTAATATAAATGAATTATATAAAAAAATTACAAAAACGATTGATATAGATTGTTATTCAAATACAACTATATATATTAAATTAACAATGTTATATATTTATACACATTATTTAGGTGAAGTATATAAAAAATTAGATACTTTTAATAAAAATAAAAAGGCACATTGTTATTCTACTATTATAAATATAATAGATTGTATAAAAAAATATTATAGCAATGAGGCAATTTATAAAGACAATTATAATAGAGGAATGCCTAAATACTTCTTTGATTATATGAAATTTAATATATTAGATTATTCTGCTAATTTAATTTAGGGTCAATTTTTGGTTCCAGATTTTTTAATGGAATATTTACTTCACGACCTTCTTTTTTAATAAAGTCATTACCGCGCTCATTTTCTAATTGCGTGAATGTAGTACCTTTATAACTTCCCAATTTCAAATTTGTTTCGAATTCCATATTATTTCGCGTGTATTTAACCTTAACAATATCATCTGGTTTATAACTTTTAAGAATGTTATTTAAGTCATTTGGATTATTAATAGGTTTATTATCAATTGCAATAATAATATCTCCCACGCGTTCAACGCGTTTTGTTTTATCATTTCTGGTTACACCTTGTAGTCCTGCATCGGCCGCAGGAGAATCTGCTGGTACATCAAGAACCAATATACCTTTTTCAATAATAGGAATGCCACTTTTTTCTGATTCTACAATAGATGGGTTGCGTTCCATATAAGAAATTCCCATAATAGCGCGTTTTACGAAACCCGTTTCAATAATATCCGTAATTGATTTAACTGCTCTTTGAATAGGAATTGCAAAACCAATACCAGCGGATACACCCATACCTAAAGATGCAGTATTAATTCCAATAATTTCACCATCCGTATTTAGTAGCGGACCACCACTATTACCTGGATTAATAGCAGCGTCTGTTTGAATTATATCATTGATTTTTCTACCTGTGGGTGCTGTAATTTCCCTATTTTTACCAGAAATAATTCCCGTAGTTAGAGTATGATCTTGTCCAAAAGGATTACCAATTGCAAAAGCAAATTGGCCAACTTCTGGATTAATATTTTTATTATATTTAATCTTTTGCAATTTTTCATTATCTTTTAAATCAATTTTAAGAACAGCAATATCAGTATCAGGATCTACTCCTGTTAATTTTGCTTTATATTCTTTTTTTGCATTATTTTTATCTGTAATTGTTACAATCGCGTTATCCACTTTATTAATAACGTGAAAATTAGTAACAATATGTCCATTTTCATCCCAAACAAATCCTGATCCGACGCCTTTTGGCAAATCATCTTTATCTAAATTATATTTATCGGCCATATTACCATATTCAGTACTAATATAGCAAATTGATGGCGTAGCTTCTTTAAACAGGTTATTTTGCACGTTTTCTAAAATCTTTAAATTATACTGAGGATATCTAACACTTTGCACTAAGTCAATAATAAAAAGTGACACGGTTGCTCCATATAATAACATGTAACGCCTTGGTGTTTTAAATTTTTTTTGTATATCTAAATCTTTGTCTACCATTTTAATACTTACAAGTTTGTTACGATTATTAGGAACAAATTTATTTAATGTATTTAAGTTGTTTACTGATGTAAATCCATATACCATATTTGCTAAAAAAAGCGTTAAATATAAAACTTGCGACTTCATTTTAATAATTATATTAAATTGTTTTTATATATAAATTATGAATAACTATATGATAGCAGTAAGTTTTTTGGCTTTATAACCGCTATATATTTAGGTAAATATTATGCAAGTATTCCAGCACTTTCTGTTTTTATAACTTCAATATTATTATGTATACTTCTTAAAAATGAGTACATAATTTTCAAAAATCTAAAATTTATAAAACTATTTTATAAAATCTAAAAAAATAAAATTATGTACTCAAAAATAAAATAGTTCTATTTTTTGAAAAATTGATAATTTATACAAGATTATTTTAGTATCACACTATTTAGTATGACTGGCCAGAACAAGTTTCAGCTTTGCATCCTCCCTACTCAGATGGGAAAAACATTCGTAACAATCAATGAGATTTTAGAGAAAATTAAGTATGATCCCTCTGAAGGGAGAAGTGTTCATTTCGTTCTCACCATGAACACTCTCCTCAACAACAAACAATTCGCGAACAGACTTAGTGATATTAAAGAGGAACATGGTGAAAATGCAGTTGCTATATTTGCTTCTACTTATAAGGGAGATTTAACTCACATTGATAGTCTCTGTAAGCTCATCAATTTTTCAAAGAATCCCGAAAAAATGCCCAAAATCATTGTCGCCTGTAGCAATTACAGGCGTTTCGAAGACTGCTTTAAATATATGGAGTTTCTCAATAATAACAAAACTTCTATTTCTCGTAGCTTTGTGTATTTTGATGAGCTTCATAAGTATATCAAGTCTAAAAAAACTGATATTCGTGGTAATATTGAAAAGATGGATAAATACGATATTGTTCACGGTATTATGGCTATGACGGCAACTCCTGATATTCTTTGGAATAAGTCAAATGAAGACAAAGATGACTTTTGGAGCAAAATTACTGTTGTTAATATTGCCGAATACAATGAAAACAACTACTTTGGATGGGAAGATATGGAGTTTAAGCATGCTAAATTTAATATCGACGATGATGTTAGTGAAGAAAATACTTATGAAAATAAGCTCTATTATTCTGAACTATATAACATCAAATACGCCGAATCAATTATTCGCAGTTATCCTGAAATATTGAGTGACGGATCTCGAACTTTTATGCCAGCTACACGCAAGCGCGTTACTCACAATATTATACGCAATATTGTTATGAAAGCAAATCCTAAATGTGTTGTTGTTACTCTCAATGGTGTAGAAAAAAATATTCGCTATATAGATGATGAAGATAAGTATGTTACAATTGATCTTGTTATCAAATCAGGTGAATTAGGTGACTTAATAGCTGGTCATCTTCACGAAAACATGATATTTGCAAGGCCACTTGTTATAACAGGATACCTTTGTGTTGGAATGGGTCAAACTTTAGTATCAAGAGATCTTGGTGCATTTACAACTGCTATTCTCGGTTATAGCAAAATAACTAACGATAACCTGTATCAACTTTTCGGCCGTATCACTGGTCGTATTAAGGGGTGGATGCCAAACACAATTAAAACACAAGTGTATTGTTCAAAAATAAACAGCATAATCTGTAAAAAGATGGAGGAATGTGCAAAGAATATTGTTGCAAAGCACAACGGAAAACAATTGGAAAACGATAAATACAGAGAGCCAATTAATGAGGATCAAGACATCATCAATAATTTTGATGGAGCCAAAGTTCTCGAAGATTAATTGTACCTAATTACAAACAATGGCTGGGTAGATTTCTTTGCAGGTAATATATATTCTATATTTTTATTAATTTCTTCGAATAATAAAGTTCCTTTAAAATCATTAATATCATTTTCATCTTGTTTTATATATGCATTTGTTATTTTTTTATAATCTTCTATAAAAGAACATAAATCAGAATTATACAAGTTTATCGTGCTTCCATTTTTAAGTTTATAATTTTTTAATTTTTTTGCAATATCAAGAACAATAGCAAGCCGTTCTGCTTTATTATTATATTCTATGAATTCGGTCATTATAGTTTATTTTATGCACATTTTTTTAAGTATAATATAAATATTATTGATATTATCTTTGATGAGGTATTACTATTTCATAATAATTGTCAAAATCAATTCTTTTAATATGTAAACTTTTATCTTTTTCGCAATATTTAGGTTTATTAAATGTAAATAACTTATTAATATTATTGCATTTTTTGGAATTTGCTTTGCGTTCTCTATTATCATATTTAATATTTTTTTCAAATTCTGTTTTATCTGATTCATTATCTGAGTTTTGTTCTTGTATATCATCAATATCATATGATGATTGCAACTTTTTTTTATTTCTTGAGATTGTGCATTTATTTTTGATCGAATACCATATTTTTATCATTGAAAAATAATTTGAATTTTCTTCACAATAATTTTTATTATTTTTTTCTAAGAACATTTCGATATTTTTTTGTTTGTTAATCATTATAATTATTATAAATATCTTAAATTTAAGTGTTTAGAAATATGTTAATACTGATAATTTAGAGATACACGTGTGCGAGTTTAGGAAAAAATTGATACCTCTATAGGTTATAGACGCGCTACAACACGAATGACCGCTGTTACTGCTGCTGCCTCTATCACCAAGAAAACTACTGTCAACATGGCTGAATGCTTCATTTGTATCAATACTGTATCTCTTGAAAACATCAAGAAGTGCCCATATTGCGAGTTTGAGTGTTGCTTGAATTGTATCAAGCATCATGTCAATACTTCACAGAAGACAGAGAAGAACTGTATGAACTGTAAAAAGAAACATACGCGTTCTATTCTTGTTGACTTTTTAGGAAAAACTTACGTTGACAAGCTATATAAGACTGATATAAAGGAGCTCTTGTTTAAAGAGGAAATGCTTCTCGTTCCGAGATCATTGCCTGAAATAAAAAAGCGTCGTGATATCAGACTTATTGAGAACAAGATAGAAAGTGATCGCAATGAGTTTGAAAAGATGGGTCTTGATCACGAGTCAATTGAGTTCCATGAACAAGGAGGACTTATGCATGGTCGTTCTGCGTTCTATCGCAAGCAAATTGCAGCACTAAAAGGCATGCCTATTAAGACGAAAACAATTAAGCAGTACAAATTCCCATGTGCTACACGAGATTGCAATGGATTTGTTGATGCTAATTGGCTTTGTACAATTTGTGATAAAGAGACATGTAAATCTTGTAATATTACAAAGGAAGATAATCATGTATGCAAGCAAGAAGATATTGATACTGCTGAACTCATCAAGAAAGATAGCAAGTCATGTCCCAAGTGCAATATGTCTATAATGAAGACGTCGGGTTGTGATCAAATGTGGTGTGTATCTTGTCATACTACGTTTGATTGGAAGACACTCCAGATCAAAACATCTGGTGTGCTTCATAATCCCGAGTATTTCAGATATATGCGCGAGAACGGTATTGCAATCCCACGCAATCCTAATGATAATCCTTGTAGGAATGAGTACGATGAAGCATATACTGCACTTACAGCAATCAATGCAGAGATTATCAAAGAAGAAAAAGAGCTGCAAATCCAGCAACAAATCATAGGAAGAAAGAGTATATTGGTAAAAAACTACATCACACACGAGATCCATACAAACAATAGTAAAATATCAGACGAGCTCCAAAAAAAGGCAGAAAAGTTTGCTGATAAAAAGATCGCCAAGGCAACAGAGTATATTGATAAACATACTATATCGCAAGCTGTGAGTAAGGACTATATGAAATGTTTGTTTACATTTTATCGAGACATCAATCATCTTGAATCTATCGAAATAAGAGAAATGCAAAGAAAAATAGATAATACTGAACAGTGGAAAGATGATATCAGGATACAGTATCTTGATAAGATGATTGACGAGTATAAATATAAGGCTGATCTTGTCAAGCATCACAAACAGCTTGAATATCTTCAAGAGACTATTGGATATCACACCACAGTTGTTGAAATATGTAAGGCATACTTTATTAATAAAATGAATAAGTTTAGAGACGAAATTATAAAAGCTATTGAAGTTAAAGGAGTTATCTCTATTATTGAATGCAGTCAGTTAATGCGCCTCAGAGAATTTGTAAAAGATATATATGACAATGGTGAGAGGATTAAGCGTGTATACGGATATTCGCGCCTCGAATATCTTCCTCGCCTCGTCAACCCTCTACTATTATCACAATAAGATAACTAACACCATACAGGAATCCAAGTAAATATAAAAATGCCATAAAAAACAAAAAATCTATCAAAAAAATAAAAAATGAATATATATTTTTTATATTTATTTATCAAAGACAATGGATAAAAAATTTTGTGAACCAGGTAAGGAAGTAAATCTTAAAACTGGAAGATGTGTTAAAATTTGTAAAGAAGATGAAATGCGAATTCATGAAACAGGTAAATGTAAAAAATATAAATGTCCAGAAGGAAAAAAGTTAAACCCATTAACTGGGCGCTGTGTTAAAAATGAAAATTTAAAAGAACCAGTTATAGAACATAAAGTACATATAGTTAGAAAATTAAGAATACTTGAAGAATATGAAACACTCAATAAACAACCATTCAAAGCACGTGCATATAGTAAAGTAATTAATTCAATTGAATTATCAGATGATAAATTAGATACATTTGAAGACTTTACGAATTTAAAAGGAATGGGAGAAAAAATAAAAGAAAAAATTAAGGAATATTTTGATTTTGGTGAAATAAGTGCTGTAACTAAAGCATTAAATGATCCTAAATTTTCATTAAAGCGACAATTAGCCAGTTTATATGGTGTTGGTCCAGTAAAAATTAAGGAACTTATGGAAAAGATTAAAAGCTTTAGTGAGCTTAAAAGTAAACCCGAACTATTAAATGATAAACAAAAAATAGGATTAAAATATTACGATGATATGATCGAAAGAATTCCTATGTATGAAGGTAAAAAACATTATGATATTATAAATAAAACTTTGAGCAATATAAATTCCAAAATTGAATTTGAAATTGTAGGTAGTTATAGAAGAAAGAATATTGATATGGGTGATATTGATGTTTTAATTAAAAATCGCGATGATTTAGACTTTAAAAAAATAATTAATGAGTTGAAATCTTCTGGATACATTATTGAAACATTGGCAAATGGAAAAAATAAATTTATGGGACTTTGTAAATTATCACCAGAATTGCATGCAAGAAGATTAGATATATTAATCGCAGATCCATCATATTATTACTTTGCATTATTATATTTTACCGGATCATATTCATTTAATATTTACATGAGACGCATAGCACTACAAAAAAAGTTGTCATTATCGGAATATGGATTCAAAGATAGAAATAATAAATTTATAGATACAAGTGATGTAATTAAATCAGAAAAAGATATATTTAAGTATCTTGAAATACCTTATGTTCTTCCCGAAAACAGAAATAGAGTAGATTAGATATTATATCTAATAATTTATTTGGATTTATTAATATATTTTTGAATTTTAAGCCTTTTAATATATATCATTCGCCATTTTAAAAAATTTGTACTCCATATTTTTAATGAATTATTTTTATATTTTATTTTCATTATATTCCTATTACTATTTACAATTTATTTTTATATAAATATGTCAATATATAATAAATATATATTGAATGTTAGCATATTTACCTTGGAATAACAAAAAAAATAGTGTTTATAAATCAAAAATAGAGGATCATGAAGAAATAAATAAAATAAGAAAATGGGCTATTAATCAAAATCCTTCAAATAATAAATCTACTCATTGGTGGTATAAAAATTTACCAACAGATGTTTGTATGACATTTTATAAAATAGCACTAAATGAAAATATTGTTAAAATGTTTAGAGCAAACTATGGAGACGATTACAATATTGATATATTAAATGATATGAATGAATTATATGTAACAGCGCCTTCGCAAACGCAAAATAATAATACGTCAGATCAAATATTTTATACACCACATATAGACGGACCATTTTATCTTTTTCCATTTGCATCTTGTTATAGATTAATCATAGGATTAGATGATAATAGTAATGTAATAACTTGTTTTAATATGGTACCTGAACACAAAATTGTAAAAAAAGGAGATATAGTAGCATTTGATTTTCATCGCGAATGCCATTATATCTATAAAAATTTAGATAGTGCGAATAATGATTTACGTGTTGTAATGAAAGTTCATTATTGTATTTATTCTAAACGGGCATATTATTTTGGAAGAACTTTGGGATTGATGTCAATCTATTATAATAAATTATTTAGAAATCTATTTTTATTTACTATAATTAAAAATAATAATTTCAAAAAATATTTATCATCGTCAATGATATTAATAACTAAAATAGTACATGATATAGAATTTTATATAGGATATAATAATATATCTTATATATTTATGTTATATATATTATCATTGTATACTAATAGTCGTGTATTTTTATTTGGTTCATCATATATTCATTATTTAATAAGAATAAATAGTGAAGTAAATGATATAGTAATAAATAGAGATCATAGATTTTATTACATCATTTATTTATATAATTTATATAATATATATTATAAAATAATTGATATTAATTTACTTATGATATCACAATTTGTTAATATAATTCTATATATTATTGATATCAGTAAAATTAGAGATGTTGCTAAAGTTAATGAGATAGTTAGTTTAGTATTAATTTATAATTTTAATAGTATCGGGAATATATATAATATCTTTGTACACACACATTTAGTATTAAACTTTATTGAAAATCAAGAAATAGAAACTTAATTAAATATAAGTATTAAAATAGATATACATGGATATAAAATTCAAAAAATATATATTGAAATCTGGTATAAAAGTTATTATAATTCCATCTAAAAGCAATCTAACATTTATATCAGCTAATTTTTTGTTAGGTCATAATTTTGAAAATAAATCTAATACACAAATTACACATTATTATGAGCATTTAATGTCTGAACTAACATCAGAAAAATACAAAGATAGATTAAAAATTATTGATGAATTATCCCATCGAGGTGCTTCAAGAAATGCATTTGTTGGTAGAAATCAAATGTCTTTTTATATTAAAGGATTATATGATGACTTCGAATACTTTATAGATTTGATATCAAATACGCTTTATAAATTCCATATTGATAAGAAAATTGCTATCAAAGAAAAAAAAGCTGCAATACAAGAATACAATAATTATTTATCAAAATTTACTTATAATTTTAACTTTAAGATATTTAAATATTTATATCCAAAATATAAATTTGTTAGCGATCGTAAGTATCATATTAAAAATATTAAAAAATTCACTGTAAAAGATATTAAAAAATTTATTAAAAATAAAATATGTGCAAAAAATATAGTTATATTAGCAGTTTGCCCTAAAAATAAAGTTAAAAATACAACAAATATAATTAATAAATATTTTAATAAAATTAAAATAAAAAAAAATTGCAATAATGATTATAATATATTGCAGCATAATAATAAGCAATTTAAGATAATATATATTAATAATAAGTTTAATAATAATATATTATTAAAATTTATTGTTTGTAAAAATATAAAATATTTATCAAAAGAGCATATCATTTTAGATTTATTAGATGATATATTATTTAAATTTGATTCTGGGATATTTTATAAAAAGCTTAGAATAGAATTAGGACTAATATATAATATAAGTTTTGATCATGACATTGATATCGTTAGTTCTAAGGCAACATATGAAATAAATACAAGTTGTACAGAAAAAAAGTTGCCTATAATTATTAATGAAATAATAAAAATTTTAGATACTTATAAAATAACTAAAAGTGACTATAAGGATTCCAAAATTAGATTAAAAATTAGCAAAGAAAGTGATAAATTCACAAATCTTACATCATATAATCATTATAAAAGACACTTATTATATAATATGCCATTTGTTAGTAATAAAGAAATTAATAAATTATATGATAGCATAACATATAAAGATGTTGTTGAATATTATGAAATATTTAAAAAAGAAATATTAAATAAAGGAATTGTATTTTACTATGCTAAAAAAAATTTAAACAATGATATTGATAAACAATTAAAAAAATCTGTAATTCAAAATAAATATAAAATGTTATATATATAGAAAAGAAAATGAATTCGATATACTTTTATATCTACTTAACTGCTGTTATTATGTCGACAATAGCTTTTACAATATTACGATGCGGTTATGATGTTCACTATTTAGATATGTTTTTTTACCCTAATCCCAATAATAATATTTTTGAAAACAAAATATACTTATATTCTCATATTTTAATTAACTTTTTATTAGGTTTCTTATTTGGCTTTGAAGTTTTATTTGGTATGCTTGTAAAGATTGCTATATTTGAAGTATATTTATTCTTTACTGAGCACTGTGATATATTTAAAATATCAGATATGAAATATTTAATATTAATAATTATCATATCATTAATTAGTTATACAGCTGGTGCTTTAGCTAATATAATATTTTTATAAATGACATAGTATTTATCCTATATCATGCTCAATTTTTGCCTTAGCATATGCTCTCATTACATTTTCAGCTGTATCAATTGGTAATATATAATCTTTAGAGCCATAAAATTCTGGCCCTGTTCTTGAACTTCTATTTACTAAAGTTCTAAGAGCATTAATATCATGTAATTTATAATACACATGAACAACATTATTATTTTTATCTGTTAGCTGTAAAAACACAGATGATATAATTTTATTAATACCATCGGGCATATAAAAGCTATTTGGATACAAAAAGTCCGTATTAATTACACCAGAATCAGATATATCTACTTTATTTGGTGTATTTTGAAAGGCTATCTCATTATTTGGAAACGGTAAACCAGAACCAGAATAATTAGACATTCTATCGATTGGATTTGGAGCCATTAATAATATATTTTTATATTGCCCTACATTTTTAACATTTCCTGTTAATTTGATTTTAGAATAGTCTTTATAAAAAGTTACTTTTAAATAAATATGTTGATCATCAAAAATCATTATTATATCTCTATAATCTATATATAGAATTATTTATTATGATTTAATTAAAAATAATTTAGAGATGTACTCTGGTGCTTGTTCCAAGTCCAGCTTGATTTACTTCAATTTTTTCACAGCTTACAGGAGTGCATTTAACAATATATTTTTCGGGATACATAGTACCAGGATCACTGAAAGGTCTATTGCATGGAGCACATGGAGCTAATCTATCAAGAACAGTTAATCTATTGCGTTCCATTAATTTTTCAGCATTTTCTTGTAGAAAAACTCTGCTTTCATAGCTACTTTTTATCATGTTATTTTTATTTAAATCGGTCATTAATTCGGCATTTACCATGCATCTTGGGCGATAATCAGTGAAGGATCTTCCATCAGACATTTTTAAAGGACAATGGGGTTTGGGTTCTGTAGTAGAATGAAAACTCATTATTTTAATTATCTATACAAATACAATATTTTTTATTTTTGCTTTTTAATATTCTCAATTATACGAGATATTAAGATAGATTTTGTACCCTCAGTATTTAAAGAATTATTTTTACATTCTTCGCGTAATTTTTCTAAATTCATTGCCTTATATTTGCGACTTAAAGCTTTATCGTCTTCGTTGTTAAATATTATTTCAGAAGTAATTGATGCTGTTTCAGTTGCATCTACTGCATCTACTGCATCAGAATTATTAGTAGCATTATTAATATATTCTAAAATGTCTTCTTTTTTATCTGAGTCATTTGTTATAGTTTCAATATGTGATACAAGTTCATCTTCGTCATTGTTTACAATTTCAATTTCTACATCTTGTTTTATTTCTTCGTTAGTTTCTTCAACATTTATAATAGTAATATCGATATTGCCTTCCAAATCATCCATAACATAGTCTTCCTCACTACCATCCTTAGGTATAGAGCAGACGCCATCATTAATATCACAAGAACCTCTTTTTATATTATTTTTAAATACTTCTTTCATAATAGCATCAGAGCGCTCAAGATTTTTAGATAACTGCTCTGCGCGCTCATCTTTCTTAATAATATTAACGCGTTTTTCCAATAAGTAATAATTACCTTCCAATATTGTTAGTTTTCTCCAAAGAAACATTATTAAAAATATTAACAAAGCCACAACAAATATAGTAATATAAGTTTGATTAAATAAGAAGCTATACATTATTTATTAAAATCATAACATATTTTGTTTTTCATTTTAATCGCGTTGTCTATAATTTCTTTGGGAAAATCTTTAATATCAAGTAGTTCAATTGCAATACATAAGTACGAATAACCATTTTTAATTTTGTAAGGGAAATAATACTTATTATTATTAGGTATAGCATCAACAGATAAATTAATAAATTTATCGGGATATAGTTCTTCCAATTTAACTAATTTATGGAAATGAGTTGTTATTATTAATGATATTCCATGTATTTTACTTAAATATTCTATAACAGCATATGCAGTAGCCATACCTTCAGTGGGTGGTGTTGAATGCATTGGTTCATCCATTAAAAACAGCCCTGTTTTTTTATTGTTGCTAATATGCTTTGCCTTTTTAATCATATTAAGACAATATTCAGCTTCTGCTTCAAAATAAGATTTGTTTCCCAATTCGTCAGAAACACGCATAAAAGAATTGATTGTGTCATATAATATCATATTTGATTTCAAACTATATGTAATACCGAAAGTTTGACTTAATATAACATTTGCTAATATAGTTTTAACATATGTAGTTTTACCTCCTGCATTTGGACCAGTTACAATAATATTTTTATTTAAATTTATGGGATTACTTATTTGATCATTATTTAATACTGGATTTTTAGCATCCCATAAACTGGTTTCACTTTTGTTATACATAGGAATTGACCAATCACCCGTTAATAATAAATTATTAATAGAATATAAAACGTCAATTCCATAAATTGTTTTTAAAAGTGCTGATATTTTAGCTTTTAAGTTTTCATCCTTCCAGATTCTATATATATCTGTCATGCTATTATTAATTTTTAGATCGCTGTAAATTTTTTCAATTGAAAAAAATGAATCTAATATATTTTTATCAACATGATTAGTAATATTTAGTGAATGATTAACAAAATATACCAACCCTTCCATCTTTTCATGTAATTTGTCTTTAGTTATATACAAAAAGTTAGCAATTTCGTAAGTCTGATAAATATTATAAAGATATATGCCAACATACAATATAAATGTAACAAATTTGATAATATCTTGTTTTAAATTACCTGATGGTCTCATAAAGGTCATAAACAACTCTTTTATTATGTTTAAATACCATATGAAAGATATGTCTAACTTCATATAATTTTTAAGATAGTAATATGGTGCCATAAATGTCGAAATAGGATATAGTAATGATGAACACGGTATAAAATATATTTTGTACAAATGATAAAAATCCAATAATTGTTCAAAGTAATTTATATACGAAAATAAAAACGAAGAAGGAAATAATATTTCAATTGAAGAATTATCATTAATCTCTTCTGTAATTTTATAAATCCATAATACATCATTTTCAAATTCCTTAATTATTTCAATATCAACATCGTAATCTATAAAAGATCTTTGACGACTTATTAATAGTTTAGCACTATTGATTGGATTTTTTATTAATTTTTTTATTAATAATTTACTACCATCTAATACTGGTATATTAGATGCCCATATATCTATGCCCGTATCTTTGTATACATCATCAGAAATATCTATTTTTTCTCCAATAATAATATCATCAGTTATTATATTTGATAATATTACATCTTTTTTTGCTTTATCAAAATCAAATAGCTCACGAAATTCTTCTTCTAATTCTTCATCCATTTTAAATTAGCAAATTATTAAAAAATGATATAAAATCTCGCACTTATTACATATTAATAAATGACAGATAATATCGTAATATATAATAAAGGATCTATTCATATTATAGATCGTGAACCATATGAAACAAATCAAGACGTTTATAGAAGAGGGTGGTATATAATTAATAATAAAAATAAAGAAAATAATTATAGTAAATTGATAAGCGATTCAATAATAAATATTAATAAAAATAAAGGAATGGAATATTAATTATTCAAAAAATTCTTTGCTACCACCACCTTTCATTTTAGGTTTAGTAGACTTAGTAGTCTTAGTAGTCTTAGTAGTCTTAGGCTTAGTAGTCTTAGGCTTAGTAGTCTTAGGCTTAGTAGTCTTAGGCTTAGTAGTTTTAGGCTTAGTAGTCTTGGGCTTAGCAGTCTTGGGCTTAGCAGTCTTAGGCTTAGTAGTCTTAGGTTTAGAAGTTTTTTTAGCAAATTTTGATATATCAAATACACTAATAGTTTTTTTTAATATATTCTTTGGGGTACTTGCAGATTTTTTTATACCATCTGATATTAATTTTCTTTTATCGATAGATAGCCGAGCGCTTGCCAATATAACTGATGAAATTAATGGCGATATATTTGTACCTCCAGTTATTTTACAACCTGTCATTCTATATTATAATAAATATTTAAATACAATATATATTGCTATAATTGTAGTAATAAAATTTATTAATATAAGTAATAATATAAATGGTATTAAATAATATAGCAAATAGATTAATATAGGTTTAACAATTTCATATCTAATATTAGATTTTAATAATTCATCTTTAACATATTCAATAAGTATATCTATAATATTATTTTCATTATCAATATCGTCATCGCTTTTTTTTTCAAATAATGACATTATTTCATAATAATTACCTATTTATATAATAGTAAATACAATGAAATATACTGACGCGTTAAAAATATATAATAAGGGTAAAACTAAATGGTGTTTTCCAAGAAAAGGTTCTGTTGACCACGGTAAAGTCTTGAAAATACAAGGTAAACCAGTTGTAAAAGTAAAAAATGCTGTTAAAAAAGTTTCTAAAACGAAAAAAGATGTTAAAAAAATAGATAAAAAAGTTGAAGTACTCAAAAACATCTCTAAAAAACCTAAAAGCATATCAAATAAGGTTTTTATAAAAGATGTTGTTAAAGCTGAATCTAAAACTCCCGAGTTTGTCAAAGTTTCAAGAAATTCTATATCGAAAAAAAATTCTAAGGCTAAACGCATACAACGTTTTCTTAAAAATAAGCTAATAACAAATAAATATACACTTGATAATCGTGTTAAGTTTTCTAAATATTTGCAGTCACGTTTAAAAAGCATAAATAACACAGACTGTTTAGACAGCAAAATATTTAAAGATGGTAAAAAGGGATATACAATTAAAAATATTATTGATTTAGTAAAGCAAATAGGTACTAAAAGTGTTTATGGTGTAATATATTTATCAAATATAAAGGAAAGTTTAGGAGGATTTTCTATTGTATCAAAAGTTATGGCACCTACAAAAGATAATTTAAAAGAAATTAAATTAATGAGAAAAATAACTGATAAGTTATTACTTACAAAAAAAACTAAACATTTTGCCGCTGTTCATAAACACGCCGTTTGTAAAAGAAATTCGCTTGTTAATTATGATGGAAATAAAATTATTATGCCTAATCAATTTAAATTAGTTTCTATTAACGAATTGGCACATGGCGATTTAAAAACATTAATATTTGATAGAAAAGTGGCGCTCAATGACGAATTAATGCTAAATATATTATACCAAGTATTTATATCAATTGCAACATTTCAAAATATAGTAGGTTATGTTCATAATGATGCACATTATGGTAACTTTTTATATCAAATTAATAATGAAAAAGGTTATTATGAATATGAATTTAATGGAAAAAAATATTATTTAAAAGCGTGTGGATATAATATGATAATATATGACTTTGGATTATCTAAAGATATTGATACGTTAGCTAAGTTAAAACAACATGAAAATAAAATTATCATAGATTATTGTCGTATAATCAACGCATTTTTATCTAAAAGTTATGGATGTGGTGAATATTATGATGCACCAACAAAAAAATGTGAAGCAAAAGTACAATTAATACAAAAAAAATTAATGGATATAATTTATAAAATTGAGCAAGTTAAAAAAACACCCAAAGATATCTTTAAATATATATTAAATGATGCATTAATACCATTTGCACCACTTAATATGTTTATGGAGAATAAACCCGCAAATGCAACTATTATTAACAAAACTCCATATAAAATCGATTAATTATTTTTAGTTTGTAAAATATTGATATAAAAAAGTATTTATTTTATTTATAAGGGATTGCAACAATGTTAAAAGCACCAATTAAAAAGGATAATAAGTATATATCACAAAGTAAAAATCCTATTAAAGTATCCATAACAGATGTAAAAATCAAAGGTATAAAAAAATTAATAAACGGTAAAGGTTATAGTATAGCTCTGTATATATCCGAAGGTACAAATAAAGATACAATAAATGATTTAATAGAATTTGATTTAAATGTTGCTAAGGAAATTGTAAATCAATCTCCAAATTGGTTTAGTAAATCATTTAGTACTGAAGATGTTGAAGAATTATATACTAAGAGCTTTTGTACTCAAACTAAAACTATTAATGTTATTATTACAAATAAGGAATTTAATAATATAATCTACAATAATAAACCTATTAATGATGCCGATGTAATAATAAGCATGCTTAAAGAAAATAATAAGTATAAAAAATGCATTATAAACTTAACAATTGAATATATTGGGCTTTACTTTTATAGTGAGTATACTTCTAATAAATGGTTAATTAAAACTCTTGATATAACAGATTTAAATAATGATAACTCAGAATGGTTTACAATAGATGATATTGTTGATAATATAGAAAGTCGAATTGAACGTGCCAATAAAAATGCAAAATGTAAAATAGACAGATATTTATCATTAGTTGATGAATTTAAAAATGATTACAATATAATAACTGACAAATTTGAAGCAATTAAAAATAGTAATTCAAAAGATTTAAATAATTTACTAAATAATATTGATGAATCATTAATATTGTACGAAGAAAAAATAAGTCAAAAAATATAAATTTTTTAAAATTATTTTAAATATAATCTATTGTAAATAATAGATAGATATATATAGTATAAATAAATATGGGTGCTAATAAAAGTGTAGTTATATCGTTTTCAATAGCAATTTTATTGCTTTTATCTTTATTATTATTATTAACCTATAACTCGAAATGCAACAATTCTCGTTCTAAATCCATGAATGGAATGTCAGGAGGTAGTTCGGGTGATGTTCCTGAACCATTTTATTACGAAAAATTTGCGAATAGTGGAATGTCTGTTGCTGATTTAGATAATCAACAACGCGATCCATCAATGGCTTCTTCTGGTATAGGTAATTATGGGGCATCTGAAGCTAGTGGAAACGAAATATATGATGATAGAGTTACATCTTCCGGCGTTGAAACATCTGGTGTTTCTATGAATTCCGTTAGCGGTGGCAATGGCCCATATGCTTCTTATGAAATGTCTGGTGGTGATTCGCAAAATATGCAATCTTGTTATCCAAGAGATAGATTAACCGCCGAAGATTTATTGCCAAAAGATGCCGCTGATAGCAAATGGGCTCAAATAAATCCAGCAACCGGTGGCGCTGCATCTGATCAAAATTATTTAACTGCTGGTTATCACGTAGGAGTAAACACTGTTGGTCAGTCGTTAAGAAATGCTAATTTACAATTAAGATCTGAAATACCCAACCCACAAAATGCTGTTGGACCCTGGTTAATAAGTACTATTGAACCAGATTTACGTCAAAATACTCTTGAAATAGGTAGTTCACCAGTATATTAAATGTTGATATGATTATTTTTATATATATTTAATTTAATACTTAAAGAATATGTTAATTTGAATTATTAAGTATGAGTGACTTATGTCAGGACCTGTTATTAAAATCATTAACAGATTTTTATAAAAAAAATAGCGACTATAAAATAATTTTAAAAAATATAATTAATGGAAATCATAAACTATCGCTGCGTATTATAGAATGGTTGGTAACACATTATTCTAAATCTAATAACATTTATTATTGGATTGATGATAAAAAAAATATATATTTAAATTATCCTGAAAATTCTACTGAAGGTATAAGAATAATTAATTTATATCAAGATTATCGCGCACAGTTAAAGTCATATAGTAAGTTTAATTTTGATTCATTTAGAAGACATCATAGAATAACATTTTTCATAAATAATGATAAAACAGATTATATTGAAACTACAGTAGGTCAACTTAACTTTTTTAGGTGGATATTTAACAATAATATTATAACATATGCAATAAATAATTATGATAATATTTATAAAAAAATGATTGAAAATAATTTATGCAAGCAAAAAATTAATAACAGCAATAATCATGATATAATTAAAACAAAATGCTTATTAGTGTTTGATTGAATTTACATTAATTTTTCTTTTAATATTTTATTTTCTTTTTTTAAAGCTTCTACTTCTCGTGTCAGTTCTTTTAGTGATTCAATTATAACTGGTATCATTCTTTCATATGATATTGTTAAATAATTATTTCCTGATTTTGATTTAATATTACCATCATTATCTAAGCACATATCAAATGGTGCTAAATTAGTTAATTCTGGCAATATTTTATTAACTTCTTGTGCGCTTAATCCAACTTCTCTATTACTACTTTTAATACCAAAAGATTCAGCTAACTCATTCGGTGTATAATAAAATCCATTTAAATTTTTAATTAATTCCAGAGGCTCCTTAATATTTTCAATATTTGTTTTTAATCTTTCATCAGAATAATATGACGTTATTTTGTTTGTTGCTATTATTTCTCCTATAACATGTAAACTTTTCGCTGGACTTGTTGTTTTTACCCCAATATTATTATTTGCATATATATCTCCACTTGAATATATATTACCACTTACATCTAATTTATGTAAAGGGTTAGTTTTACCAATACCTATATTATTATTTGCATATATATCTCCACTTGAATATATATTACCACTTACATCTAATTTATGTAAAGGGTTAGTTTTACCAATACCTATATTAGTATAATCATCATTAAATATTAAGTTACTACTTGTACTATCGCGTATTTCGCTAAAGAGCCCATCTGTTACAGCTTCGTGTTCGTAATCTTCATCATTTTCTCTAAATATATCACTAATAATAGAATTATTTTTATTAGGCAATGTTTTCATATAACGTAACCAGTCACCAAGTTCCATATCTTCTAAATTAGTAACACCTGCATTAAACAATGCATCTCCCTGATTACCATTAGCTAATGCAATAGCTGAAGGGAAATAATTTTTCTTTCTTTTTTTCATAGTAATTTTGCCGTTTTTAAAGGCAATTTTATGTTCATCGCCAATCCATAAAGAGTTATTACTAATAAATACTTCCCTAAATTTGTTATCAACACTACCCAAATCAATACTACTTGTAGAATGAGGTATTATATTTTTGTATGTTGTTATTTCATTATCTGATACATTAAAAATATTAGTATTATGACTATATATATCAAGTATACTTGATGGACTTTCTGTTCCAATTCCAACAAATCCATTGCTTGCAATTACCATATTTATAGTTCCTTGTGTAATAAATTGTAATTCATCATTATCAGCATTAGCGCTTGTTTCAGCAAGTATTTTAGTATCTTGATCAACATCTATAACACCACCAAGTGATCCCCAAGCATTTCCAGCTCCAAAACCTTCAAATTGTCCACTTGTAGTATTAAAGCGCATCAACCCATAATTACTTGTAACTAAATTAGTAGGTTTTTCACTTTCTGTGCCAGCAGGTATCTTAATACCATCAACAGTATTTAAATCCAATGAAAATGCAGGTAAACTTGTATTAATACCAATTTTTCCATCTTGTTTAATAATCATATGTTGATTACCTGCGGTAATAAATTGTAATTCATCATTATCAGCATTAGCGCTTGTTTCAGCAAGTATTTTAGTATCTTGATCAACATCTATAACACCACCAAGTGATCCCCAAGCATTTTCAGCTCCAAAACCTTCAAATTGTTTTGATTCTGTATTATAACGTATTAATCCTTGATCAATATCACTTGTTGCATTAATACTATTTCTTGTTGTATTATTACCTTTAGGTAGTTTTAAAGCATCTGTATTATAAGATAAATCTAAAGATACAGCAGGTATTATATTACCAACACCAATTTTACCATCACTTGTAATACTAAACACTTTTGAATCTATATTAGATGCAGTTATAATATCACCTGTTGAATTATTTTGTGCTACTAATAAAGCCGTATCAATACCATTATATTCAATTTCCAATTTTTCTGTTGCATATACATCTGTATTTAGCTGTGTAGTAGTACCAGAAACTGTTAAATTTCCACTTACACGTCTAAATCACTTGTAATAGTAGCATTNCCAGATACACTTAAATCATTAGTAATAGTAGCATTGCCAGATACGTCTAAATCACTTGTAATAGTAGCATTNCCAGATACGTCTAAATCACTTGTAATAGTAGCATTNCCAGATACACTTAAATCATTAGTAATAGTAGCATTGCCAGATACGTCTAAATCACTTGTAATAGTAGCATTACCA